TAAAACTAAGGGATGGCTTGAGGATAGGTCGTGCAAATTACCGAATGACGATCAATTGCTGGCAGAATTAACGTCAATCCGCTACGGCTTTACGCCCGGCGGCAAGATGAAGGCCGAAAGCAAGGATGATATGCGCAAGCGTGGGCTGAAGTCGCCCGATTTGGCCGATGCTTTGTGCCTGACGATGGCATCTGACGCTGCGACGGCCTTGTCTGGGTCAATGTCTACGTGGAAGCAGTCAATTAAGCGAAATCTGCGGGGAATTGCATGAAGAAGGTGCCATTCAGTAAAATGTCGCCGCATTTAAAGAATGTGGTGATGAATACTTGGATTAAGCAGTACGTTGCAAAGGGTTTGAGCTTGGAAGACGCACAGTATGCCGCGAGGTGGCGTTCTGGTACGTGGAAGCTCAGTAACCGTATGAAAAAGGTAATGGCGGCTTTGGGCGAAGTGTGATACGTTTCCCTTAAATATATTGATAAAAGGCGGTATACCGTGGATAAGCAGAGACAGAAGTACAAAGGCTTGCTCGACATGATTGACGGCGGCGGCGCAGGCGCAGTTGGCAATGAGTTTGAGGGTGGCGGGCTTTTGTCTGTTATTGCCAATGCAATTGCTACCCCATACGGCAGTTCTGATCGTATGCGAGATGCTATGCAGGGTCAGCGCCCGATAGCACGTACAGATGGCGGGTTCGGCAATGGTTCAGCAAATCCTGTTGCGTCTACTCAGGGTATGTCACTTGATGCTGGCCCAGCAATGCCTCGAATAGATAATGGCACTCAACTTGCCTTCCCCGGCAATCCAAGCGGACCTATTGACGACGGACTTGGCCCAATGCCGCAACGAATCTTGGGTGATTCGGGCTTAGGGTTTAATTTCGCGAATGCTGCGCCTGTTCAAGTTGAGGGTTCAGGCATGACGCTTGCTCCATCTGTAGATCCAGAGTTTACTATGCCAGATGGTTCTAGCATTAACAGAGCCGCACCAATGCAAGACCCGTACAACAATTCAGTTGATAACTCTTATCAGCGCTTTACCGAAGAGCTTTTTGAATTATTTGGCCCAGAAGTAGCTCCATCGTACATAGGGACTGGTGCTGGTGAGATGCTTTACAATAATTATGTAAAAAACGGCTATAGGTTCCCAGTAAATTAAGGACTAACTCATGGCCATCACAACATACGCAGAGCTGAAAGCGTCAATTACTGACTTTCTCAACCGCGACGACCTAGACACAGCCACCCCGACGTTCATTTCGTTGGCTGAAGCTGATATGCAGCGCCGTGTACGCCACTGGCGTCAGGAAAAGCGCAGCAATGCCAACTTAAACTCGCGATACAGCGATGTGCCGAGTGATTTCTTGGAAGTTATCCGATTCGGCGTGTCTGGCGGCAATCACTCAACGCTTGAGATGATTAGCCAGAGCGAAATGCTTGATCGACGCATGAATAACGGAGACACTTCTGGCTCTCCGCGTTATTATGCACTTACGGCGGGCGAAATTGAGCTATTCCCAACGCCAGCGGCAATCACGGCGACTGAGTTGTACTATTACAGCAAAATCGACGGCTTGAGCGACAGCAACACGAGCAATTGGCTGCTGGAAAACCACCCCGACGCCTACTTGTATGGCGCACTGGTTCACTCAGCACCATACTTGGCAGACGACGCCCGCATAACGGTTTGGGCCGCTTTGTATCAGAGCGCAATTGATGCTATAAACGCTGAGAGTGAATCCGTTAAATTTGGTGGCTCTGGTCGTCGCCTTAAAATCAGAGGGCTATCATGAGCTTTTCCAACACATACGAAACATACATCTTGAACTGGGCGTTTAATGCGTCATCAGTCACGCGCCCTACATCTTGGTATATCGGGCTGTTTACGTCCAATCCGGGTGAGGCACAGGGTGGCACTGAGTTATCTGGCAGTGGATATGTCCGCCAAGCGGCCACATTCACTGTGAGCGGCAATGCGGCGACAACCAGCAACGTGATTGAGTATCCATCGGCCACAGGCTCTTGGGGTACGATTACGCACATCGCGGTTTACGACGCTTCAACTGGCGGCAACCAGATTGCATACGCTGCTTTAACGACATCGAAAACAATCGACACTGCTGACATTCTTCGCATCCCAGCGGGTGACATTGATGTAACTTTAGACTGAGGTGACGCATGGCGACCATCGTAACGCGATCCGGCAAAGGTTCGTCACTAACTCACACGGAAGTTGACGCAAACTTCACCAATCTAAACGCAGACAAGCTGGAACTTGCTGGCGGCACAATGTCGGGCAGCTTGGTGCTTAATGCGGACCCCACTGCGGGCCTACAGGCAGCCACAAAGCAGTACGTGGACACAACCACGGCAACGGCTGCTCAGGGTGCAAACGCAGACACCGCGCATGGCTGGGGCAATCACGCCTTGGCGGGCTACGCAACAGCCTCAGACTACGCCACAGCAGCACAAGGTACTCTTGCAGACAGCGCAGTACAGCCTAATGACAGCCCCACGTTTGCAGGGCTGACTGTGGATACAGACACACTGCACGTTGACGCAACTAATAACCGTGTTGGGATTGGGACGGGTTCGCCTGAGGCACTTTTACACGTAGCGGACAGTGGTGCTGCTTCAGATGACTTCACAGCAATGATTAGTGCCTTCAGGCCTAACCTTGTTTTTCAAGACACAAGTGCTGCAACGATCAACGATTGGGAAATCTTTGTTGATGGCGGGGACATGGCGTTTTTGTATGGTGACGCTACAACAGGCACGAAACTTGCAAACGAAGCCATGCGCATCGACAGCAGCGGTAATGTAGGTATTGGCAAGGCCAACCCTGCCACAGCCCTTGATGTAGATGGCACGGTAACAGCCAGCAAGTTCGTCGGTAGCGGCGCTATTATTTTAGTCGATGCCCAGTCGGACAGCACAAGTTATACAACAACTTCAAAGAGTTATCAAACTGCGTCACGCTTTCAGATAACACCCAGTACCTCTACAAGCCGCCTGATGGGTTGGTTTTACTGTCAGATGAGGGCCACAGGTGGGGTGTCTGATGGAGACATGGGTAACAGCGCAAGGGTCTACTACTTAAACAGCAGCAACGCGTGGACGGCATCAGGCAATCTTGCTCAGAACTTACGCACCGAAAACGGCGTTAACACAGGAATGCAAGAGATAGCGGTGACGTTCCCCATCTTGCTCGACCAAGGTGACTTAAACTCAAGCGGTGTATGGGACGTAGCAATTAGGCACTACGAAGTCTATGACGCCACTAGCGCTATCGACGAAGGCAGGTTTTGCTATATGGAGTATGAACCGTGATCGACTTGGCAGCACTCGCCCTGACGCTGGGCCACAATGACTTTTCCGTCAAGAACGCTACCGAGTTCTCTGTAGATGACGGTGATACGTGGGCAGACCTCGACGGGCTTACGGATTCGCAACGGTCTACCTACGACACTGAGTTAGCTGCGCTGACTGCGAGACGCACGTCTGACGCACGCATAGCAGAACTAAAGAAAATGCTAATCGACACAGACTATGTGGTTCTCCCTGACTACGATCAGGACAAAGCAGATGTCCTTGCTGACAGGCAGTCTTGGCGTGAAGAGATTAGAACTCTGGAGGGCAACTAATGTCAGGATACATCGGCACACAGCCAGTACCACAGGCTACACAGACCCGTGATGCCTTCACTACGCAGAAATATCCAAGCAGGTTGCTGCGGGTACACTGACAATACAGGATGCTGATTAATGACAGAAACATATTACGTTGAGCCTGACTACTGGATTTCCGGCTATGCTCAGGGTGATATATTCGAGGCAAGCGCCGTCGTGTCTTCGGACATGACTGCGACTGCTGGTGCTTCGAGCGTGCAGAACGTTGCTAGCGCAGCATCAGCGGCACTAACTGCAACTGCGCTGGCGACACGCATACAGCACGATGCATCCTCTATACTGAGCGCACTGACGACATCTTCACATGCAGTCTCATTGCAAAACGCTGCATCTCAACTGGTCGCATCTCTATCAGCGTCAGCTATTGTTAGAAGAGTTCGGGATAGTAGTGCATCTGCTGCGTTTTCTGTTATAGTGTCTGCAAATGCACGTTTCTTGTGGGAGCCTGAACCTTTCGCAACAGACATTTGGACAGAGCAGGGCCAAGCAAGCTCAACATGGGTTGGCGTTAGCGGGGCTTCAGCGAATTGGACGGAACAAGGCCAAGCAAGCTCAACATGGGTTGACGCAGGTAAGGCAACAACGATTTGGGTGGAAGAATAGATGGCTAACACAACAAACCAAGGCTGGGCCAAGCCCACCATCGGCGGCTCTGAGGATACTTGGGGCCAAACCGTAAACGACGCAATTGACGCGATTGATACGCTAGTAGGCAGTGTAACCGCTGCTGAGGTCGCCAAGTTAGACGGGCTGACAGCGACAACCGATGAGCTGAATTTGCTGGACGGCGTAACGGCGACTACTGCCGAGCTTAACAGGGTCGACGGCGTAACAAGCAACATTCAAACGCAGCTAGATGCAAGAATTACTGCCGTGACAGCAGGTCCTGGGCTAGATGGCGGGGGTTCAGGGGGGTCGGTCACAGTTAGCCACTCTGACACGTCATCTCAAGGTAGCGTAGACAATAGTGGCAACACCGTGATCCAAGATATTACGCTGGATACTTATGGCCACATTACGGGCATAAACTCAACAGCCATATCCACTTACTCGCAACCTACGTCTGCAGGCGCTGTTGGCACTTATGCTATGTTAGTTCGTTCCACTAGCTCAAGTACTATTACAGAAGGCTCTACTTACGCAGGAAGTGGCCTTAGGTTCTCTGGGTTTAGGGTAGGGTACAATCAGTTTTACGAAGCTTACAGCCCTGGCGGTGTAGGTGGAACACCGAGTGGCACTTGGAGGGCTATGGGTAGAACAAGCAACAACAGCGGCATTAACCCAGTGAATATTTTTGTAAGGATATCGTAATGCACATTTTAATCACACAAGTCCGCAATGCGGCATCACTACAGTCTGACAACCTTCGTATGGACGTAGAGATTAACCACCCAGACTACGGTTGGATACCTTACACACTAGATCTTGCTGATACTGACACAACCATCGACAACGATGAAGTTATGGCTCTTATTGGTAATAACTTCACAGCTTACGTTGCACCTACTCAGGCAGAGCTAGATGCAGCACTTGCCGTTAAGGTCCGTGCTGATCGAGATGCTCGTTTACTTGAGGTAGACGCTATTGCAGGTAACGCCTTGCGTTGGGCTGACCTGAGCGTAGGCAAGCAGGGCGAATGGTCAGATTACCGTCAGGGGCTTTTAAGCGTGCCGCAGCAGGCTGGCTTCCCCAATCAAATAAATTGGCCAGCGAAACCAGCGTAAAAGCTACTTGAACTTGGCGCAATATACGGAAGCACATGATGGCACTTATTCCACTTAAAGTCCCTGCCGGTTTTTACCGAAATGGCACTGACCTTGATGCTGCTGGCCGTTGGCGAGATGGTAGCTTGGTTCGTTGGCGTGATGGCTCTTTGCGTCCAATTGGCGGCTGGCAAGCTCGTAAAAACGGATTCAGCGCAGAGCCTACACGCGGTATGCACTCGTGGGAGGCTAATGACGGTACAGCTTGGCTTGCGGGTGGATCGCACACTGAGCTGAGTGTGATGACGGGATCAAACACGGTTCACGACGTTGCTCCATCTGACTTGGCCACTGGTCGCGCAGATGCGGAAGTTGAAACTGGATACGGTTATGGCTTTTACGGCACTAGTTTTTATGGACAGCCGCGACCTGACTACGGAAACTACTCAGAGGCAACAACGTGGAGCTTAGACAACTGGGGCGAGTACCTTGTTGCCTGCAATACGGATGATGGCAGGTTGCTTGAGTGGCAGCTAAACACTGGCACAAATGCAGCGGTAATTGCCAACGCGCCTACGTCCAACTCAAGCCTTATCGTAACTGAAGAGCGCTTTATCTTTGCTCTTGGCTCTGGCGGCAACCCTCGCAAGATTTCTTGGTGCGACAGAGAAAATAACACACTGTGGACTGCTGCGGCGACTAATGAAGCTGGCGACATTGAGCTACAAACCTCTGGGCAAATTATGCTGGCGACCCGCACCAAGGGTCAGACGCTCATCCTGACTGACGTAGACGCCCACACAGCGCGTTACCAAGGCCCGCCATACGTTTACGGCTTTGAGCGCGTAGGCACGTCCTGCGGGGCTATTTCACGGCGCTGTGCGGCTGACGTGGACGTTGGTGTATTCTGGATGGGTCAGCGTGGCTTCTACATGTTTGACGGCAACTCAGTGAATGAGCTTCCGTGTGAAGTGCATGACTACGTATTCAGCGATATGAACACTGCGCAGCAAAGCAAGATTTGGGCGTTTAACAATGGCCAATTCGGAGAGGTGTGGTGGCTCTATTGCTCTGGTGATAGCCTTGAAATCGACAGATATGTTGCATTCGACTACAAGGAGCAGCACTGGTTGATAGGTGAGCTTGATCGCACGTCGGGCGTTCAGCGCGGTGTATTCAAATACCCGTTTATGACGACAGCCGCATCTGACCTTAAAGAACATGAGGTGGGGCTAAATGTTGATGGTGAGCGCATCTTTGCGGAAACTGGGCCAATCTCAATTGGTTCTGGGGATCAAGTTATGAGCGTTACGCAGCTTATTCCTGATGAGCAGTCTCAGGGTGACGTTGATGTGTCGTTTAAGACGCGCTTTCATCCAAATGACGTTGAGCGCACATACGGGCCATATGACCCAAATAACCCAACGTCAGTCAGGTTCAGCGGTCGCCAAATGCGAATGTTGGTTGAGGGTGATAGGTTGGCTCACTGGAAAGTCGGCACAATGCGTGTTGACGCAAAGCCGATGGGTAAGCGCTAATGACTGCCCCTGTACTTCCGCCACTTGGCCCAGACTGGAAGCAATGGGGCAGGCAGCTTTCCAGCTACCTATCCCGACAGCTTCCCCGGCTGTTTACAAAGTCCACTGGCGACAACCCGTCTGAGAACGGCATCTTGCTGTGGGATGAAGTTGCTGGCTATCCAGTGGTGTCAAAAAATGGCGTGTGGCGTCAGGTTGTACTTGAGGATGGCCACGCAGATTACATCATTACGGCAGATGCAACGGCGGCTGCGGCCAATACGGACTACAAGCTGACGTATGATGCGATGTCGCACAATCACGGGATTACCTTGGGTACACCAGCGTCTCGCATTGTTTTTGAGGAGGGTGGGCAGTACGTGCTGTCATTCTCAGCGCAGGTTTCATCTACTTCTGGCAGCACGGTTCACTTTTACTTCTGGCCAAGCATTAACGGGACCAACGTGGACAACAGCGCAATGACAACAGCACTCCATCAAAACAATGCAACGATGGTCACGTCAAGGACGCAGGTGTTTACTTTAGCCGCTGGTGATTACCTTGAGGTAAATTGGATGGTTGATAACACACACGGCTTCTTAAACTACACGGCTGCGGCGTCACCCCGCCCTGCTTTGCCAGCTTCAACTTTATCAATAACGAGGCTACATGGATAACGAACTCGAACGATGCAAGCCTTGGATTGAGGCTGCACTAGAATACTCTGGCGGCACCCATGACTTTGACGATATTGTTGAGGGATTGCATAAAGGTGTGATGCAGTTATGGCCTACGCCAAGGGGGTGTATCGTAACTGAAATCGTGATATACCCGAAGAAGAAGGTGCTTAACGTATTCTTGGGTGGCGGCGAGCTGGATCAAATTATGGAAATGCACGAGAGTGTAATAGAGTGGGCGAAGGCGCAGGGCTGCAAGGCTCTAACAATGACTGGGCGCTTCGGCTGGAAGAAACCACTGGCGGTACACGGCTGGAAGCCGCTGCATGCGTCATATGTTAAGGATTTTGAATAATGTCAGGCGGAAAAGGCGGGTCACAAACTTCACAAGTCACTGTACCCCAGTACATTGAAGACGCAGCAAGGGCCAATTTGAGTCGTGCTGGTGACGTGGCTAACATTGGCCCAATTCGTTATGAAGGCCCAGATGTTGCAGCGTACTCACCAATGCAGTTGGCAGCAGCTCGTGGACTTTCGGACACAGCAAGCGCGTTCGGTGTTGCAGGCGGCGGCATGTCCGACCAAGATTTGCGTGGCGGTATGCCTGAGCCTACAGAATTTGCGGGCGGCGTTCGCGGTTACTCATCTGCACCGATGTATGATGAGTCATTAGCGGCCTTGAAGGCTAGTAGCCCCGGACAGTACGACTTCATCAACAGCCTGTATATTGACCCAGTAACGGGTAATCTAGGTAGCCGTGCGTCAGCACCGCCACCTGTGTATCAA